TCGGTCAAACTTGCCTACAACACGGGCGACGCAACCTCTGCTAAGACGTTGGGTGTTTGCGCGGAAGATATCGCGGCCGGTCAAGCAGGCTTGGTCTTGTGCCAAGGCGTGCAAGACGGATTGGATTTGAGCGCGTATAGCCCTGGCGACACGCTGTATCTGGGCGCAACTGCCGGCACACTGACTAGCACCAAGCCATATGCACCTAATCATCTTGTCTATATCGGCGTAGTCGAGCGCGCTAATGCGGGTAATGGTCGTCTGTACGTGCGCGTGCAGAACGGCTATGAGCTTGATGAGCTGCATAACGTCTCAGCGCAGAGCCCGTCGAACGGTCAGGTGTTGATCTATAACGCAACGACCAGTTTGTGGGAGAAGAACACGCTCACCGCAGGCAGCGGCATCACGGTCACTAATGGTGCTGGGTCGATTACGATTGCATCGTCTGGCGGTGGCGGTACTGGTGATGTTGTTGGGCCTGCTTCATCGACCGACAATGCGGTGGCCCGGTTCGATGGCACGACTGGCAAGCTGGTACAGAACTCATCGTTCGTCGTTAACGACAGCGGCGAAGTGACGACAGGCGTCTGGAAAGGCACTGAGGTCACCGTGCCATACGGCGGCACGGGTGTGTCGACCTTGACTGGCATTGTTAAGGGCAACGGTCAGAGCGCGTTCTCTGCCGCTACTGCTGGTACCGACTACTTAGCGCCACCGTCTGGCACAGCGATTCTGAAAGCAAACAGTGGCGGCGCTCTTGCTAACGCCACTGCGGGTACTGACTATCTCGCTCCGCCGTCTGGTACAGCAATTCTGAAAGCAAATAGTGGCGGCGCGCTTGCTAATGCCACTGCTGGTACTGACTATGTTGCTCCAGGCACTGCGACAACCTTTACCGCAGATCAGACATTTAACTCGACTCGATTAAAGCTGGCGGGTTCGACATCAGGGACGGCAACACTAAACGCGCCTGCCGCCGCTGCAACGAACACTTATACGTTACCGCCGGATGCCTCAACACTCGGGTATTTAAACATTCCTCAGTCTGGGTCAGCCAAAACTACATCCTACACGCTGACTACTGCTGATATCGGTGAGTTTATTAACGTCGGTTCTGGCGGGTCCGTCACAATTCCCGATGCGACGTTTGCTACAGGCGATGTCGTTTCTGTGTTCAACAACACGACGGGCAGCGTTACGATCACTTGCACCATTACGACGGCGTACATTGCTGGCACGGACTCTGATAAGGCGAGTGTCACCTTGGCTACTCGAGGCGTGGCAACGATCTTATTTATCAGCAGCACCGTCTGCGTCATTTCAGGAAACGTAACATGAGTGGCATTATGGCGATGCTGCTTGGCCGTGTTGTTAGCGGCGGCGGCGCTGTAACCATCATCGAAACCTTCACGGCCAGCGGATCGTGGACGTGTCCTACCGGCGTAACGCAGGTCGACTACCTTGTCGTGGCTGGCGGCGGGGGCGGCGCGCCTAATAGCAGCAATACCCGATCAGGTGGCGGCGGTGGTGCTGGTGGGTTTAGAACTGGAACCGGGCTATCTGTCACGGCTGGCACAACCTACACAGTCACCGTCGGCGCTGCGGGCGCGGGGCAGACTGCTGGCACGACTACCGCTGGAGGAAGTGGCGGCAATAGTGTGTTTTCAACCATCACGTCGGCGGGCGGGGGCGGTGGTGGATCAGCGACAAACAATGGTGTTGCTGGCGGTAGTGGTGGCGGAGGTGCTGGCGGGTCAGGCGCTTTTGGAACAGGCGGCGCAGGCAACACGCCCAGCACAACACCAAGCCAAGGAAGCAATGGCGGGTCAGGCTCGGATGCGGGCGGCGACGGAAAAGGTGGTGGCGGTGGCGGGGCGTCTGCTGTAGGCAGCGCTGCTGCTGGTGATAACGGCGGTAACGGCGGCGCAGGTACAGCATCTAGCATTTCAGGTTCGTCGGTAACCTACGCAGGTGGCGGCGGCGGCGGTAGTTCTGATGGAACTGCCGGTTCAGCAGGCGGAACAGGCGGTGCGGGCGGCGGCGGCAACGGTGGTGATAGACGGTCAGGCACAGTGCCTACTGCTGGCACGACTAACAGAGGTGGTGGTGGTGGTGGTTCTGGTGGTAGTAGTCAAGCTAGTGCAGCAGGCGGTTCTGGCATCGTCATCATTTCCTACCAAACACCGGCGGATAGAGTTCTTAGCTTTACCGCGTCATCTCAATGGACTTGCCCAACAGGTGTGACCAGCGTTGATTATCTGGTCGTGGCTGGTGGTGGTGGGGGCGGTAATGGCGCTGCTGCTGCTGGTGGCGGCGCTGGCGGCTTTAGAACAGGCACAAGTTTATCGGTTACCGCAGGAAATACCTACACGGTAACGGTCGGCGCAGGCGGCGCTGGTGGGGCTAGTGGCGGGTTAAGGGGTTCTTCAGGGGGGAATTCTGTTTTTTCCTCAGTGACGTCTAATGGGGGCGGCGGGGGTGGGTCATCAAATGCCGGAGAGAAAATTGGCGGAAGTGGCGGTTCTGGCGGTGGTGGTTCAGGGGATGGTAATAACGCTGGCGGCGCTGGAAACACACCATCAACATCTCCATCTCAAGGCAATGGCGGCGGAGCTGGCGTAGATGCTGGGGCGACTAATGCTGGCGGTGGCGGTGGTGGAGCAAGTGCTGTTGGTGGAAGCGCGTCTGGGTCTCCGGTCGCGCCCGGAAATGGTGGCAATGGAACTGCCTCAAGCATTTCAGGTTCGTCTGTGACTTACGCTGGCGGCGGTGGAGGGCATCGGAATGCCCAATCGCCAAACGCTGGCGGAACAGGAGGCACAGGTGGCGGCGGTAACGGCGGGGGCGAGAACAACAGTCCTGCTGGCTCTGCTGGTACTGCAAACACTGGTGGCGGTGGCGGCGGCACAGAAAACACTTCCTATGCTGGCGGCTCCGGTATCGTGATTATCAAACTCAACTCATAACTATGAAAAAAATCTACCGCTTCTACGGCATCGACGTTGCAATGCAGATGCTTCGTCCGGGTGCTAAATGGGAGATCAGCAACAACGTCTTTACCCGTTGGGATGATCCTCGCCCCTGTCCGAGCATGGAAGAAGTCTATTGGGTGATGGAAAAGATCAAAGAGTTTGAGGAAAGCATCCCGACAATCTGGTTGCCGGAGCAGCTCGAGAAGATGGGCGTACAGCAAAAGGAACTTGAGGAAGCAATAGGAGAAACAGATGGCGCACTTTGCTGAACTAGATAGCAACAACGTCGTGCTGCGAGTGGTCGTGGTGGACAACAAAGACACCGCAGACGCTAACGAAGTTGAGAAGGAATACATCGGTGCGGCTTTTTGTGAGCGGCTGTTTGGTGGTACGTGGAAGCAAACCAGCTATAACGCCAGCTTCCGTAAGCATTACGCCGGCGTCGGTTACACCTATAACGCTGTTCGCGATGCATTCGTTCCGCCGCAGCCTTACCAGAGCTGGACGTTGGACGATGATGCTAATTGGCAACCGCCAGTGGCCATGCCGACCGACGGTGGCATGTACTCATGGGATGAGACAACCCAAACTTGGGTAACAGAATAATGGACCCAAAATTACAAAAATACTATGAAGAGCGATTTGCCATGATGGCAACGCAGGGATGGTTAGATTTGCAAGAAGATATCGATAATATAATATCTTCCTTGCAGAACATTTCTGTGATAGAAGGCGAAAAAGATTTACAATTTAAGAAGGGCGAATTGTCCATTCTCACTTGGCTGAAAAACCTAAAATCGGTCAGCGAACAAGCATATGAGGATTTGAATGCGCCGAATGTATGAATTTCTCTGCGAAAGCGGAGTAAAGATCGAGCGACTTGCTGATTATGAGCAGCAAATCGTTTGTTGTATGTGTGGCAAGTCAGCCCGCCGCACAATTTCGAGTCCGAATTTCAAGCTCGAGGGGTGGTCAGGTCATTTTCCAACTGCGTATCACCAGTTTGACCGAAAACACCGCGAAAAGTTAGAATCGGAACGCAAAGCAAACGGATAAACCCACGCGGCCCCGTTTAATCCTGGGAACCAAAAGATGGCAGGAAAAGGAAACCAAACATGTTGATTGACAAAGAACCTGAGATGCCTAGCGAGTTGGAGGCAGAGGAAGCGAAACTACCCGAAGCAGTAGCCGAGTCTAAGCCGGAATTACCGGATCGGTACCGAAATAAGTCGCTTGAGGACATCATCAAGATGCATCAAGAGGCCGAAAAGGTCATCGGAAGACAGGCGCAAGAAGTCGGGGAAGTGCGGAAACTGGCAGACGAGCTAATCAAGCAGAATCTCGGCGCGCGGCAAACAACTGTTGAAAAAGAAGAGCCGGAAGTAGATTTCTTCGACGACCCGAAGAAGGCGATTCAGAAGACGATCGAAGCGCATCCTGACGTGTTGGCCGCCCGCGAGGCGACAGCGCAGTTCAAGACGCTACAGGCAAGGCAAAAGCTGGCGCAGACACATCCTGATTTTGAGCAATTGCTCCAAAGTGAGGACTTTGCAAACTGGGTTAAGTCGTCCCCAGTACGCATTGGTTTGTACGCCAAAGCAGACAGCCAAGCTGACTTCGATTCGGCGAACGAATTGTTTTCCACCTACAAAGAGTTGCGCAACATTCGTGGTGAGCAGGCCAAACAGCAGGCAACTGCTGCGCGCCAGCAGACCATGAAGGCCGTGCAAGTCGACAGTGGTGGAACCGGGGAGAGTTCGAAGCGAGTTTACCGACGTGCTGACCTTATTCGGCTGAAAATGACGGACCCAGCCCGATACGATGCGCTGTCTGAAGAAATTATGGCAGCCTACGCGGAGGGAAGGGTCAAATAAACTTTTGACCTCAAGGAGTTAAACATGGCTAATACAGCTTTTTCCCCAGCAAATAGCGTTACCCCAACAACAGCAGCAACATTCATTCCAGAGATTTGGAGTGATGAGATTATTGCTGCCTACAAGAAGAATCTTGTTCTGGCCAACCTGGTCATGAAGATGAACTTCAAGGGCAAGAAGGGTGACACCGTCCACATCCCAGCACCGACCCGTGGCTCCGCATCGGCCAAAGTATCGACCGACGCAGTGACGCTGATCGCTGCAACTGAATCCGAAGTCCAAGTATCGATCAACAAGCACTATGAATACAGCCGCTTGATCGAGGACATCGTCGAGGCGCAGGCACTGAACTCGCTGCGTCAGTTCTACACTGCCGACGCTGGTTATGCACTGGCTCGCCGTGTTGATACTGATCTGGTGCAGCTCGGCCGTGCATTCAACGGCGCAACCGTTGGCACCGACGACTATGCAACTTCGGCATCGACGACCAAAGCCTACATCGGCTCGGACGGCACCACCGCGTACAACAGCTCGACATCGAACGCTGCTGCACTGACCGATGCTGCTATCCGTCGCACGATCCAGCGTCTGGATGACAACGACACCCCAATGGATGGTCGTTTCTTCATTATCCCACCATCGTCGCGTAACACCCTGATGGGTCTGGCACGCTACACCGAACAGGCTTTTGTGGGTGACGGCAGCGCCATCCGCAACGGTGAGATCGGTAACCTGTACGGTATCCCTGTGTTCGTCACTTCCAACGCCGACTTCGGTGCTGGTAGCGGCGGCGCCGACCGTATCTGCCTGATGGGTCACCGTGATTCAATGGTGCTGGTTGAGCAGATGGCAGTTCGTTCGCAGACTCAGTACAAGCAGGAATACCTCGGTACCCTGTTCACTGCTGACACTCTGTACGGCGTTAAGGCAATCCGTACTGCGGCCACCACCGGCGCAGCACTGTCGTCCTCGGCATTCGCTCTGGCTGTTCCAGCCTAATTGAACTCCCCCGGTGAAAGCCGGGGGGCTAACCTAATTAGGAGAACATCATGGCAAACGCTAGTTCTGTAGTTGTCCGCGCTGGCACTGACCAGTTTCGCGGTCTGTATTCCAACACTTGGCTGGTTCGCGCCACGCTGAACGCTGACAGCTTGTCTGACGGCGCTGGCGACACCGACACCGTTGCTGTTCCAGGCGTAGCCTTGGGCGACATGGTGTTAAGCGCTTCGCTGGCTGTTGACGTGGCG